AAAGATTCAGTTTCAGCGTCATAAAGACTTTTAGAAATATCACCGGATTGGTATTGCTTTAATAAATCCTCGCGATTCCCCTCATACTCCTGCTGAATACTGTTGCGCTCTTGCATCCGGCTACGTTCCCGATCTCCAGAATAACGCCCAATAAATTCACTATCATATCCCTGTTTAATTAATTTATTCTGTCTTTCAAGACCTGATACGTATTCAGCTACTTTCGCGTTTTCCTGATTAATGCGTAATTCTTCCTTTTTGGAGTCTAGGAACTTAGCCGCATCTCGAAGCTGGTTTTTTTGCGCCTCTGATAATTTCTTTAGGTTACCACTTGTTATATCAAAATTTACTTTTTCAAGCTCTGTAACTTCTGCAGTTTTTTTGCCAGTAGTTTCAATGAGAGCAGCTTGTTTTTGTAAATCAAGAAGGCGGCTTTTAAAAGCATTTTCAGTTGGATTGCTTTTTGTAGTTACCTTCTGATTTGATTCCCCTTTCCCAAGTTTGTAATCGTCACCTGTTGGTGGTTGTATTCCCATATCAGAGAGAAGCGAAGTTAACCCATTAGCTCCTTTATCTACTTCCTCTGGGGTTAAACTGGATTTGATGGCTCGAAGGAACTGAAGACGTTTAGTTAAAAAGTCTAATTCGTCTTTTTGTTCCTTACTTTGATTCCCACGTTTGTTAAGGAATTCAATGCGCTGTACAATGTCACTTTCATCAGCAGCATTATAATTACCTGATACAGCACCTATACGAGAGCGGGTATAAGTAGCAATGGCCCCCAAGCCACCAGCAATACGCCCTACAACCCCGGCAAGGCTTATGGCTTCACCAACCAGGTCTGATAGCCCCTGAAGAACAGCAGGATCGGTGAAGACGTCACGAATGTCATCAAGCCCATCCTGCAATGGCGTAAGGTCAACCTTAGCCAGCCCCGAAGCAATTTCCATTTTAAGACCGCGGGCGCTAGTCTCTATATCCTGAAAGAACTGATTAACCTTAACAAGGTTATCAATATCTTCTTGCGGTGGTGCAACACCAAAATCTTTTGATAGCTGGATAAACTGTTTCAGCTTCTCGTTGTTGTTGTCGAACAACGGCAGCATTTTTGACAAGTCATTACCCAGGCTTTCGAGAATATTGGTTTTCCCGGCCTGAGTGGGTATTTTCTGTAATGCTTCACTGATTGCCATCAGCTGTTTATCTGGGGATTGCTGAGCCAGCTTCTGAGCTGAAAGCCCCAAAGTATCCAGCGCCTGAGCAGCCTCAC